TTTGCTCCACGTACAATCTTGAACGGCGCAAAGTTCTCATGCGTCAAAATCAGTGTATCAGCGCTCTGTGTGAAATATAATTTATTCAGGTCATAGGTGCTGACCTCATACAAAGTTCCGACTGTGTAGTCCAGATAGTCATTGCCACTGCCATTGATGTTGGTCAGCAAAGCGCCAGCCGCGAAAAATCTGAACCTGATGGTTGTCTGGTTGTTAACCGCTGATGCAACAATCATGAAGTTTTGCGTAGTGCTGAACTCAAACGGTATCATGGCTGAACCGTTGCTGGGGTTGTCGTTGGTTATATCAAGCAAAAACTTCAGCCCCGGCCTGCGACTGAAACCACCCTGAGGCTCAAACAGCACATTGTTCGCTACATCGACAGAGCTATAATATTGCTGCAAGTCTATGCGGCCCCGGAGTAGGGGGTCTAGCTCACCAACCGTAAAACTTGACTGATATTGCTGTATCCGACTCATCTCACATCCGTTAGCAAATAATCACCTACAACAGACGGTGTCTGACCGCCTGCGTCTATGTTGGCAGCTTGTCTGAAATATCCGCCTCGCAGACCTTCGCCCGGAGTGCCAAGGGCTACCGAGCGCCAATATTCTGATTTTTGTGTCTGGTCTGTGATGACCTCGGCTAGATGCCACGCCATCTGATAGGCTAGGAGCTGCACAAAGTATGTGGGCATCCCGCCTTCGCTGACTGCTTTCTGATAATCTATGTGTATTTCTTCAGCATCTGTCATAAGCACTGCGCCGCCTGATGAGGACTGCGCTATCTCCCATTGCTTGAAGAGCTGACCACCAGCCGCTGAGGTAGTACGTACTGCCCTCGGAACGCCGAGCAGCATATCGTTGGGAAGAAGATACTGATATGTCCACTCATTCTGAGGTGTGACCGTATCTCTTGCTAGTTGTGTTTTTGCGATAGTAAAGGACCACGGATACATGCCCATAGTCGAAAACTTTACTTCGGTGTAAATCGTGTTGCAGGCTTGAGCACCGGGCGTTCCATCGCTGAAAGAAGAAATGGCCTCTGCGCCAAGTAAGAGCAGGGCCTTGTTACAAATACTTACATCGCTATCGCCAGCGGCCATCTACACCTCCAAGGGATGAGGGGGCGGCAAGCTGCCGCCCCGCTCGATTAGTCGCTATCAGTCTGGCTGATGGTGGTGCCGTCTGAAACGTCCACCACGCCTGATGCGTTGGAAACGACAGTGTGTATTGACGATGCCAATGTACCGCCGGTAGATGTCACCGAAATGATAACATCACCGACAGAAACATCATCAGACACGCTGTTGAAGTATCCAGCGCCATCCACAGTTCCTACAGCATCGGTGGTTGTGTAGGTAAATAACTGTGGAGCTGTGCCTTTCTTAGACTGACCACCGATTGGGTTCCAACCCGCTCTTGCAAATGCCATTTGTCAGCCCTCCTATTCTTCGCAGATTACGTCAACAATCCCGTCAACATCTATCGCACCCGCGCCCATAGAGAGCATGGCTGTGATTAAGAATGATGTTTTTTGTGGGATGTAGTTGATTTCAGTTTTCGGTGCGATACCAACGCCGACCCCGATTGCTGAGCGGTGGAACGCAAAGCAAGTACGGTCAGCAGTTGCCAGTGGCAAACCACCTTCGTCTCTGTCACCAACAATATGGAAGGTAAAGCCCATCATTTGATTGATTTGGCCACCGACCAGAGCTTGCAGTGTCTGGAAGTCGCTCGAAATCGCACGTTCGTCACCCAGTAAACCAGCCAAGTTATTGGCATGAATAATGAAGTGACGGTCTGTTGCTGGTACGTTTTTCGCATCCAAGGCTTTCTTAGCGGCGATAATTTTACCAACATTCAGATTTGACGCTGTTGCTGAGCCCGTTGTTACCACTGTTTTTGCCACAGTTGAACCGGCTGATGCCGCATCCAGTGCGTCAATGATAACCTGGTCCTCGCGTCTACCAATGGCATTTCCAACCAACTGTGCAAGTTCCTGACGCTCATCAAAATTAACCTTAGCTTGGTTAAACACATCCGAGTACTCAGCAGCCACAAAATCAGTAAGACTGACTGAAACTTGCGAAAATTCACCGTTGATAGGTACGACATCAGTCTGAGGTGTACGAACAGAGGCTGAGCCTTTGCCCACTTTAGGGAATTTTACGGTGTCCCCTACAACACCAGTCCGCGTCCGAGCAGCACCGCGAAGAACAGCCGCACCCTGATAGGCTTGGTGAACTTCTGCTTCAAATAGCTGGACGAATGCGGGTGAAAGGTTCGTTGACATTTTTCACTCCTCAATTGAACCAAAACAAAACTTTCGCCTTGTAGGTTATCGGGGAGAGCCCCGGCCTCTGGCTTCGCTGAACGTCAGCGCCCGTTGGATTTCTCCACGCCAGACCGGCCCTTATGGGTTATCAGTCACTTTCAGACATACACTACAAGCTGTAGCTTGTAAAGACAGCAAACACATCATCTGGTTTTTGTATAAAAGTTAGCGGGACAGGACACGTTGCACCCTATGTGGGGGATGTCCTGTCCCGTTTCAGGAGAGGTTAGCCGTAACGCCTCGTAAACTCTGCTTCGACCTGTCTTGTGTAATTCATATCTGAGCCATACTTAGGGTCGGCCATTTTAGCCTGCATAGATGCCTTGAAGTCATCCTCGCTCATTCCGGCCTCTGCTACGTCAGCTATTGGTATCTGCGACATATCCCCGGTCATAGACCGCACTTTCTGCATAAGCCTCTGACCGATAGCTGTGCCGCCCCAGACGTTAAGCTCTTCGCGTTCTTCGGCAGATATAACACCTTTTCGCTCCAAGCCATCAGCCCAGTTGATGTTTGATTTGATAATCTGGTCAGCATTTTGACCCAGTGCCTGACGCTCTTGTTCGTAGTTGGCCTCCATAGCCGCACCAGTTTCTGAGGCCAGAGTTGTTATCTGACCGGCCAGCTCATCAAACGCTGCCTGATTGACACCATACTTCTGCGCCCAAGACACATAAGCGTTGACCATAGGGTCTTCCATGTCATGCCCTGCTTCGGATAGGACAGAGGTGTCATACTCTTCAGGTGCTTTATGTTTGCCTTGGCTAAACTGTTTTTGCAATTCATCGTATGATTTAACAATGTTCTCTAGGTCCGGGCCTTCCTTCTCATCCCAGAACTTCTCCGGGAACCAGTCCGGGCGTTCGTAGGTAATGTCCTCATCCTCGACCTCAGCCTGCTCGGCGTCCGAGGCGAGATGCGAGATACTCTCTTCTTCATCACTTGCCTTATCCTCAGCGAGCGCTGCTCCGGCCATCAATCCATCAGGAGCCGGTGCTTCAGCCGGTTGTTCCTGTGTTTGCTGGTTATCGTCATCCTGGCTCATTTGTCCTCCTAATCCTTTGCTCTATCTCACGCACTAAGCTATTCTGACCTTCTCGTGCGTAACCAAAAGAAGCATCAGCTCCCGGCACCCATGCCGGTTGTTCAATGGTTATTGAGCGCAGATGCTCTAAGACTTTCTTCCCGGCCTCTGTGGTAAAACAGCGGTGAAACTGGATATCCATGTCTCGCTGTAGGTCCATGTTTTTCAGACGGATAGGTTCGCTGTCTGCGTCTACGCCGTCCCAGCCGGGGTCGTTTATGCTGCGTATTTTATCTGCTTGGCTCATTGCTCAATAGCCTGTTCAGGTTGTGCCATGCCCTGCGCCTGCAACTGTGCCTGCGCGGCCTGTAGTAATTCTTGCTGTATCTGCTGCCGCTCTTGCGGTGTGGTTCTCAGCTCAGCCGGTATGCCAAGCTGGTCAGCCAGATAATCACCGACTGCATCCATCCGCAACAAAGTCTGCGCTTGTGGGCCTAATGCCTGCGAGACTTGCATAAACTGCATTATCTCTGAGACTTTCTCCATGTTGTTTGCCATAGCCAGAGGGCTGACCGGGGTGACCTTTACCTCAAGGCCATTGACCTTTAGAGGCAGTTCAATCATTCCCATTTCATCCATCAGCTCTAGTGTGCGGCGGACAATGGGGTGCATTGTTTCACTTATCAGCCTGCCGAACGCACTGCCGAGGTTTTGAGCAAGGTCAGACAGTCTGGCATTTATTTCCGTAGCAGACCGAGCGCTCATGTTATCCGGGGTCAGGCCCTCATCTAGCAAGGTCTTCTTGATGTTTGCCCGTAAATCATTAGCTACAATCTGCGAGAGATTAGCATCCCCAGACCTAGGGAGAGGGGCAAGCGAAGGACCCCTTGGACCGCCGTTGGAGGAGACGCCTATAACAGCACCTGGTACAATGCTGATGGTCTGGGGATTTAGAACGCCATCATCTACAGCCGTGAATACGCCGCCGATAGAGATGCTGGCATTTTTAAGTGTTAGTTCAACAACCTTATTTAAAGTCTTGATATCAGGCAAACAATACAAAATTGGACCGCGCCCATAGCGCTCGTTTGAGGCTTTCATATACCGACTAATAACAAACGGAAATGACTTGAGGTTCCGGTGAACCAGCTTGTAATCATCCTCCATCGTCATCAGGCAATAATGTATCTGGTTGTCCTCGGTATAGGTTGCCTCAAGGAGCTCAACCATTTCGGTCGGGTCTTCCTGATATTTTCTTAACATCTCTTCAGGCATTTCAGCGTCAGGCCACTCCTTGTCGATGACACGAAACGGGCGTCTGAATTTTCTATAAACGGTGTCTACGTTGCCATTCGGCCCTTCATCAAAGGTGACATGATAGGACGGAATAGCTGTGTATCTGATAGGGGTCAGCTCATCTCCGGGCTGTATCAACATCACAGCCGTACCGACAGCTAGGTCCAGCAGAAACTCACCCATAGCCAAGTCAAAGCCTGACTGGTTCATAATAGAGAACATGCGCTCAGAGTAGAAGTCTAGGACTTGCTGGGTTTCTATCTCGCGCTCTTTGGGTATCTCATTGCCGGGTTGCAGGCGGCACCATGCCCGTTGTGGGGGAAACAAAGATGATTGCAGGCGGTTGGCAAAACGAGCTGTTGAGTGGATAGCAGTGCTATCAAACACCCGCTTCATTTTATTCTGACCAGGCGTTGATTGCTCATAGTAGCCGTCATAGAGGTTTCGCATAGGCAGGGCGTACTCATAAGCCTCTTCGTAGATGGCTCGCCACTGCTCTTTATGGGTCTGAGCTTTCTTGTATCTCTTTTTCAGAACTTCAGTAGAGAGCTCCATCAATCCCCAACTTTCTTTTGTGTTTCAGCATGAGCCTGAGAGAATGACTTTCCCTGCTTCATCAGGTTGGTCATCATCCGCATATGGCGCGGTGTATGATGTTTTTTATGTTTTTTCATCGTTGCCTTTTGGCGTTTGGTGAGCTCAGCCATATCAACCCTTCTTGTGACGGTTAGCAAAATTTCTAGCAGCTTCTACTGACCCGAAGCCCCACGCTTTCAAAGCCAGAGCCTTTCTGGTAGGCCGACCCTTTTCATCCTTCATTGGTCCCTTCATGGCAGAAAAACGTGCAGCAAAAGATACGCGGCGAGGACTTGAGCCGCTAGAAATAGGACGCTTGAGGTCCGCACCCTCCGTTTTCTTAAAATGCTTTCTGCCAGCCTCATTCAATCCCCCTTTAGGGTTTTGAAATCGTTTCGCGACCATTTAACTAGTCTTCTTCTTCCCGTACTTCTTCATCGCTGCTTTTCGCATCTTGTTTGTTTTGCTGTCCATCTTCTTGGACATTTTGCTCTTGGCTCCTTTGGCTCCGTACATAATCAGCCTCCGTATGTTTCGGGTTGCGCCTATAGGTTCGCATGTTAGCCTCGCGGATTACGTCCAGCGCCCAGCGTACTGCTTAATTGAACATCACGGCCTTGGGCTTCCGCACCATAAACGCCGGGTGCCATCAACATCCGTCTGCCGCCGGTACGCCGTGCAGCGCCTCTGGCCGCAAGCCTTCGCCGGGTCGAGGCTTCATCACGTTTGTTTTTCTCTTCCTGACGCCGCAAATTTTCATCAATCGATGGGTCAGGAGGAGGGGGAGCCTTTGGTCTTGAAAAAATACCGCCCATTAGAACATCCTTGAATACATCCAGTAGTCAGAACCATCGGGGCCGTAACGCCTCAATAATCCTTCCCGCTCAAAGTAACACCTCTGCGCCCAACGGTCAGCGCGTTCATTTAGCGTACAAACAGTAAACTGTAGCCTTTTTATTTGCATTTTGTTTGCTGCATGCTCAAAAAAACGTAAGGCAGCACGGTGCATAGCGATTGTTTTGCGGTCTATTTTTGCAGAGGGTATGAGCCATGCTTCTCCCACTCCGGGCCACAGCTCCCAAAGGCCAAACATTGCATAAACATCCTCATCGCCAATCGCTGTAAAGGCATGACCGTGCTCAGCGTATGTCTGCAAATATTCACGATACTCATCGAAGAGCTCGATGTTTTTTCTGTCAAACTCGTTGAGCTCACACATGAACAAATGAGCCGGATGAAACGGCACAACCTTATGCCGAGGTACATCCATACGCATGACTTTGTTTAGTTCATCAATTGAAAACATCGAAATCTAAAACCTTTGCATTTACAGGCCGCGTCATACGGTTGGGGTTTTTAGTCATGATTTTATGCTCAGAGCCTAGCAGGCAGTAACCCGCCGCATCGCCAACGTGGGAATGCTCGTTCTTGTCCGGGACATCCCGAAAGCGCTCCTGTCCAGCACCCATAGCAACACGCTTGAAGTGATAGCCGCCGACCAGAGCTTTGCGTAAACGCACACATTTGCGGTCAATCATAAACCCCGGCTTGCCATCTATGAGCCTTCCCATCGGTATCGCCAGAGCTTCTCGCCGGGTGCGGAACTCGTTTGTTGCGGTAGGCCGTGCCAAAATGCCATGTGTCTTGAGATGGTCAAACGCCGTTGTCTCAAATATCTGGTCACGCTGCGAGCCAGCCGGGTCACCCCATGTCAGCGTCTCCATGCCGGAGAACCTCGCATTGAGCTCAGTCTTCAGATGATTGCAGAAGCGCTCTAAACCCATATCGAAGGTCACAAGCTCATGTAAGATATGCCACCGACCATTGCCCAGCTTCTGGGCAAACACCGCCGCCGGGGTCAAACCAAAGTCGAGGCCGATATGGATAGGCGCATTTGGCTCTATCTCTAAATCATCGCACATGAGATTATCGTTATATTCAGGCCAGACCGGCTTGCCCTCCTGAACAAACGTATACTTGCCTTGAGCATAGCAGCGTATCCAGTCGAGGTTCTTGCCGCCCAGGAGCTGGTCATAGTAGCCATTAGGCAAATTCTTCAGGTTCTCAGCCTTGGGATTGGTCTGCCACCACCGGCCAGCCTGATGAGTATACCCCTGAGCCTCAGGCATTTCAGCAGGCAAGTCCTCAATATCGACCTCTAAAACACCGCCCGGTTGCCGGAAAAACTCCCAGTTGAACTTACCACCGGGCTTTTCTTTCTCAGCCAAACGATAATAGTAGTGGTCATCATCCATAGGGTTCGTGTCCAGTATCACGCCGCGCCAACTCGGACCGCCATCAGCCTTGGTCGGATAACGCCCTACACGATGCGTCAGCCCGTCTATAACAGCCTTCGGCAACTCCCGGCACTCATTCACCCACGCCCCGGTCAGCTCTAAAGACAACAGCTTCCGCGTATCTTTGGGGTCATCCAAGGCTAAAAAGATAACCTCCATATCAATCCCGGCAGCTCCATCCCGAGGCGGCAGCTTGATATGATGCGTGATAGGCGGCGCATACTTGACCGGCCCCCAGACATCCTCCGGCAATAACTCCAGCCAAGTCTTCAAAGTCGTGGTCCGTAACATCGGGTGCGTATTGCGAACAATCGCAAAGCGACTGTACTTTATCCCGTCACGAGGGGAGGGCTTCTGCTCCACAGCTCGCCGGAATATCTCCGCACAACAGGCATAACTCTTGCCGCTGCCCACCGGCCCCATAATGCCCCTCACAAACGCATTGCTCTTGAAAAACCGGGCTACAGTCGGAGAAGAACTAAAATTAAGTTTCAGACCCTGAGGTATCTGTTTCATCTGGCATCACCATTTCTATCGCTACAACACTAGGCTTATCAATCTGCTTCTCGGTATCCAGCAACCCGGCACTCTTCGCCAGCATCTGTAACACCCGAACCTTATCAATCATCTCAACCTCTATCTGGTCACCACCCCTGGTAGGCGTAACCTTAATCTTTTTTATCGCCCCCAAAACATGGTCAGGAATGTCATCCAACTCCTTCAACTTCACAGTCCCGCCCTCAATGTCCACAACATCAGTAATCTTTGAAGACCCCAGACGAAGCAGCTCCTCCGCCAACGCATCCCGATTATCGTAAATAATCTCAGAACCCTTCAGCCTCTTTCTTATCTCGCCCATGGCAAACCGACCGGGCGGCGGAACCTTGCGCTTGCTCATCCCCACGGATTCCCTTGCTGAGCCGGTACACCGTCCTGCTTACGGTCATCCTCAAAACACCGAAGCCAGACATCACCCTCCTTATTAGGATAAGGCGAAACATCCAGCTTGATGCTTATCTTGCCGCCTTCATCCATGAACAAAGTGCCTATCCTCGCCCAATACGGCTTGTCCCGGCCCTCTATCTCCTTCGCCTGCATAATGTTCAATCGCTTCTTCATGGCTTTTTCCTTTCATGTTTTTTGCCAAAATATTTTTGTGATGGCCCCCCTATACGTGCGGTAGGGGCGGGGGGGCATAGGTCGCTTTTTTGCGCCTGTATTGTTGACCGCTCCTGCACCTGTACAATGACTAGCCGACCGTCTGGGTTTTGTACAATCATGGCATTCTCATCCCTGCTGTGACTTTCTTGATTAGCCCTGACGCATCGACTGGCTTACCCTGCTTCTCTTTGCGAGCAATAAAGTATTGGAGGCTAGCAGGCGGCTGTTTGCTTTTCTTCTGCATCCAATCCAGCAGACTTTCTGCATCTGCCATGAAGGTGTCGTGCGTGTATCCTGATGACAGAAGCTGCCGCGCCAGTTGCTCTTGCCTCAGGTCATGCTTGAACCCTCGACCCCATCGTCTGTTGACCGCATGTGCATAGCTTATACACAGCCTTCTACAATCAACTTCATTTATCTCTTCTTCTATAGTTATAGTAGTATCGTTATTTACAAGCTGCACCTTGTTGACTTGTACAAGCTGGGGCTTGTATTGCGAATCATTATCATACAAGGTGGGGCTTGTAGTTGCAGAGTTATCCACAGCCTCTTTGACCTTGTTTTGTTTACGTCTGGACTGTTGACCTTTTGCGCCTTTAGCTGCTTGTTCGATAGTTTCTTTCGCCACTTGTTGCTCTTCTTCTTCTGTTTTGGGCATGGCATCAGCGACTGCTTGCACTTCTTCGAAGGTCATGACCGGGTCGTATTTGACCCGCCAGAGTGCGCCTTTCTTACCGTATGGCCGTCTGATGTCTTGATTACGCAGCTTTTCGATGTAGCCCCATTCAACGAGCTTTCTGAAGTGCTGTGAGATAGCTTGCTGTGATATTTCCATGTCTCTTGCGATTGTGGACTGGTTGACCCAGAACAGGGCTGTGTATCCGTTAGCGTGGCTACAGCAGTATGCGAGGACGAAGAACGTCATCGGGAAGCGCACGAAGCGGGTGTCGCGTGTAGAGCGTCCCGGCAGTGTTGCAATAGCAGATGGTGACTGCCCGTTGCCGTGACCGTCTGGTGCGTCCCTGATGGGGTCTGGAGTGAGTTTAGACTTTTGCATCGCCAGCTTCCCACCTAAACTTTGGTTGCCCGAAAATATCTTGCCATTCTCTGCGGCGCTCATCTCTGGACCATGACTGTGGCTTAGTAACGCCCACAATTTTCCACCCAGCTCCTTTCAGGCTTGCTCCGCTTTCTGTTTGCAATGTGTAGGTCACCATTCTTGTGCCGCCCATCTGCTGCCAGATACGCCAGCATCTCCCGTACAGAAAAGAACAGGCGTTGCGGGGTGCGTTTGGTGCTACACACAGCCTCGTTACTTCTGCTGTCCAGCCATCACTGAGCATCCGAGCAATCGGCCTGCCGACTATGGCTACCCCGACCAGTCTGTCATCGTGCAAACAACCGATAGCGAACTTGCCGCCCTGTGTGGGCTTATTGTGCCTATGAAAGTTCAGCACAAACTCGTTTGCCTCGCGTAAAGACAGGGGCATTGGCGTTAGCTTACTCTTCTGCATCTTCTTCCTCTGGCAGATGTACCCAGCCATTGCCGTTGCATGTGGGAC